TTCCAGATTCTACAAATGAACGAGATTGGATTACTGGGTCAGCCATTTTTCTAGCTGTACTAGCTTCCTCTGCTTCTCTCCGTTCTTGCTCTATTTTACTTATAAAAGTTGGGCCATAAAGTGATACAGGGGTAGAAGAAGATCCACCTACTTTTGCTATCTCTGTGCTTGATCTTGCTTGTTCATATGCTGCTCTTCCTGCATACTGTTCTGCTTGTCTTGCCGCTTCTCCTGCACCAAAAATAGCTGCTGATCTTTTATCTACGTCTTCATCACTAAGTACAGGTAAACCTAATGCTTTACTCATGCTTTTATTAAAGTTAGAAAGTATTCCACGAAAACTTTTAGCATCTGTCTCCTCATCCTTTGCGAAAGCACGACCCCCCGCAGTTTGTGAGTACGCATGGACCAGACTTCTAGGATCTGTTCCTCTTATATCAGCATATTTTCCAACATCTTCAGCAGTAAAACCTTTATCAAATAATGTTATTGTTTCTCCGGTATTTGGATCAGTAAAAGTTGAACCATCAGACGGAATAGTAAATAATTCATCAATATTATCTTGTGCAACAGCAACTGGATCATAATTAGGTGAATTTGGATCGGTACGACCAGAAGGGTCAAAATCAAGACCTATATCAAGGGTTTGTCTTCTTAACTCTTCTTCTAAATCATCATCGTCATCATTTGCATCGTCATTTTGATTGCCAGTACCCGGTGATATAACATTTTCAAATGATCCTCCGGGAAAGCCACCTGCTCTTGCTCCTCCGGGTACAGTTCTATATCTGTCAAATACATTAGGTATAGCTGATGCTGGTGTTGAAAATGCTTCTTGTGTTTTAAAATCTGGTCCTTCATAGGACTCTGCACCAGTTGGTGTTATTGGAAATATACCACGATCACCTCGTTTTATTTTTCTTTTTTGTTGTGGCGTGATAGTTTCTAAACCAACACCTTCACCTAGTTTTATAAACCCTGCATTTGGACTATCTATGTATTCGACTGCCATTGTTATTTCCTGTTCATATCTCTATAATTACTCCGCAGCTTCAGCAATGTTCCCAGTAAAGCCAGCTTCCCCTGCAAGCGGTGTATTTCCGGTACCGATGTTTCCGCCACCAACGCCTGAGTCATCTGCCGGGTTTGCTCCAACAGGTACTCCTCCAGAGCCATCCATGCTTGCTCCTGCTCCATTAGTAGGCCCAGTTGGTGAAACGCCCCCTTGCTCGGTTGGTTGTTGTTGCTCATTTAAACCTCTCAATACATCTGCAAAAATTGCTGCTTCATTTACGTCATTTACTAGTTCATTAGGATCAATATCTTGGGATATGGCAAGCTCACGAATAAGATTAGGTATTTTAACAAATGGTGCAAGCATTGGGTTTGCAACAGTTTGTAATAGTGTAACCAATCTTTGAGTGCGTACTTCTTTTTGCATAACAGCAGAAGTACCTTTTGGTTTAATTTCTAGATCCCCTTGAATCTCAGGGTTGCTTTCATTAAACTGCATATTCCATTGAAAATATGTCTCACCTAACGGCTTCAATAAATAATCGTCAATATTTTTAATTACAGATTTTATTGATAGGGTTGACGAACTCATCAACATAGATAAACCAGATGCAGTACGACCTGTTCCGGTTACTCCGGTTTGTCCGTGCATAATACTTGGTATACCTGTTTCTTCATCAGCTAGTTGTCTAGCCTTGTCATACATTTGTGCATTAGCTGGTGCGGTGTTAGGAAAGTTAATTGAGTTAATCGCTGTTCCTGTTACACCAGACTGTCTTCTAAATACTTTACCCGGATAGATGTCATAGTTTTGTCCGGGAACCAACATTGCTTCATCAACGTCAAAAACCACATTGCCAGCGAGAGCAAGATTGTCTATCGCCATGCGAATGTGGCCATTCATTAATACTTGTGCATCTTCCATATTTTCTGCAACACCTACACCAAATAATTGATATGGGTTGACTTCATATGGAAACGCATGGTATGGCATACGTTCTGGTGTAAACGGATTTACTACCAGACGTAATATTTTATTTCCTGAAATCCACGCATTTACCGAATACGAATCCATGTTAGACATGTCTTCAAAAATTTCCAAACCTGCTTGTTCAGCCATTTTAGAATCCATAGTACCCCAATACTCCAAGACCTCAAAGCGAGTATCGGAGTAAATAGGATCGTTTTGATCCGATTGTAACTGTGCTTCAAAATATTTTTCTTCATAATTTGGTCCATTCTCTAACAATTCTTCAATTGCTTTATGATTAAAATATGGTTCATCTTGAAGTTTTCGTAATTGATCTCTATTTAATTTATGTCTTTGTATAACATATTCTGCTTCATCCATGCTAGTAGCATTAGGATCTGGATATAAATTCCAACATGAAACATGATCTATGTTTGGATTGTTTTTATAAATAGGAGAGTATTCTCTTTCTCCCATCTCATTATTTTGCCATCTAGGTATAGTTTTTTCACTAGTAAATGGTCCTTTAATTATTCCTGTTCCTAATAAACAACATTCAAATAACGCCTTGCGTAATTTTTTTACTGCATCAGTATTTAATAATTGATCTTGAATTATTTTTTCCATGTTAGCAGCAGCTAACGCAGCAGGTTTTATTTGTGGTTCTCCAAGTTTACCCGGACCAGCTACAATGTTATCGCTTTCATACTCAGGACCAAGATTACCTACAACTGGATTTTCTTGTCTTGCAGTAGCTTCTGTAGCTCCGGGTAATAGTTCCATGTCATCACCAGCAAAACCAAAAGGACTTTCTGGACCTTGCTGTTGTTGTTGAAGATGAGCAAACTCTGGCATACCTTCGGGAGAAGGTGTGGATTCGATTACTATTGGAAATTTTTTATTAGAAAATAGTATATCACTAATCTGTCCGACTGCTGCTAATACTTTAACTTTGGTTATCTTCACAAATACTTTAGATTTTTCAGATGCCCTTAGTTTATCAGCATTAGCATGATCGGTTAATCCTCGATAGTTTTTATAGGCTTTAAGCCATCGCTGTTCATCAGAATATCTTCCATCTTCAGCAGTTTGAAATCTTGCACGAATATGTCCTACAAGACCGCTGCCTAGACTTTCATCTTCTAAACGCACATCTATAGCTGTATCGCTGTCTTTTTTATTTTTAGATTCTATATCGAGAAATGTCATGGAGACTAGAAATTTTTAAGTGGAGTATTTTTTCTTTTTGGAGCATCTATTGATTGTGTAAAAGTGTAAGTTTCTTCTCCACCTTTAACACCAGCTTTTCCCCATGCTTCTAATTTAGCTGGAGCCGGTTTTCCATCAGGAGCATCACTCAGTATTCCTGCTGGAGATGCACTTGTTAAATCTACATTATTCATTGGCATTGTCTTGTTTCCTTATGTTGTTAAAATTAATTGTTAGTACCGCACCCAAAAGATCACCTCCTTTGTTGTTAATACCCGAACACCATATCTCTTGGTTCGGGAGCACTATCTTTTATCCTATTAGACCACACATTAAAGTTGGTGTTATTGAGTTGTCTTAACATACACATATATCTTAGTGCATCGTAAGCATGGTCTTCAGATCTTGTATCAACGTCTTCACTATTAGTTCTCGATAGCGGTATCGCTGGCAAAGTCCTAATGATATTTGTACAGTTTTCAAATATCTTGAGTTTAGCCTCTCCACTATCTTCATTAAGTTGTAATCGTTTGTGTAATTCAAGTTTTCCACTTAGTCTATCTGAGTTAGAAGGCAACCATCGTATACCTTTTTCTATCATTGTCTGTGCTACCGATGGAGCACCTGCTATTCTATTCCAACAAGATTTATCTAATACCGAAGCATACATTGGAGGATCGTTAGCTTCTAATTCATATATAGCATCTGCTAGGGCATCTGCTGTAAGTCGTTTTGCGTAGAGTTCCCTATAAATCCAAATGCTGCCATCATAATCAACAGCACCCCATAAAACACAAGAAGGGGAGCTATACCCATAGTCAGCAGCACGAAAACGAGGCCAGCCTCTAGGAAGTTCAAAGGGTTTACAAATATGTGTCGCCCTATTAAACTCAGCAAACGCAGCCCCTTCTGCAACATCCCAATCTCCTTCTAGTAATCTACGTCTTTCTACTTCTGGTAAAGACAACAACATCGCTTCATATTCACCAGAAGCCATGAGGTATGGATTATCTGTTAGTCTAGCAGGAATAAACTTTCTATGAAAAAGAGGTTTACCTGCTTTTGGGTGATTTGGTGGAAATACCAACGCATTTCCGCTTTCCATGTCTTTTGCAGCAAAGGGTGTGTTTGGTTTTATTGGATCAATAAACATTTTTTTAATCCACCAACCACCAACACCACCGGGATTTGCTGATGCTCTCA